GACTGGCAAAAGCTCCGCAGCATGCTGAAGATCGGCTGTGACTACAACCACTACAGAGACGATTACTTCAACGAATGCCGCCCCGAAGACGGTATCCCACTCGAAATTCAGCAGGACGCTGAGACTCTCTACCTGCAACTGGAAAATACCACGCCCGAGGAGAACCGTGATGGATAGATGGCACGGGGACGAACACCTGCAAGTCCTGACCGCCACCGTACAGGACGTATGCCAGACGCTTGGCAATCCTGCTAGCTGGGACGCAGACGGCCACGACGCGTTGTTCTGGGCTAAGCGGCTGGGCGATGCGGACTTCTTCGCCAATCTCGGTCCTGCTGACCACATGGCGATCCTGTACGCGGTGATGAACAGCAATAGCCCGTGGGTGCTTGGGTTGCAACGCGATATCAAGCACGCGGTCAACATTGAATTGGAGGGGTGAGCATGACGACGTTTACGCCTGGACCGTGGAAGGTCTACAGCCAATATGGAGAAATCGGAAACATCACGAACTCCGACGGCTCGATTATGGTGGCGCAAGCGCAGCAGGTTGAGCCGCGCAGTCACGAAGTCCGGCTAGCTAACACCCATTTGATCGCATCCGCGCCGGATTTGCTGAATCTGTTGCATGAAGCGGTCGCTCTTCAGCGCAAGCACTACGGAGACGGAATGCTTCTTCACATGGAAATGGCTAAGTGGGCCAAGAAAGCATCTGCGGCCATCGCCAAGGCCAAGGGAGAGCAGCAATGAATACCACCCTCTTCATCCTGTGCGCCGCTTACCCCTTGGGCCTGATCGGCGACCGCGCCATGGCCTTTCTGAGGAAGTCAGCATGAACCCGAACCGCAAAAAGGTCGAAGCGTCACGCGCCAAGTTCATTGAATGGCTGGTGGCGCGCGGCGCCCAGGTGCTGCGCCCGACCAACGAATGGGAACTGGTGCGCTTCGACTGTGCCAGCGGGGTGGCCATTGTCTACGGCAATTCCAAGGGCGGCACCACCTTCACCGGTGAGGCGCTCAAGGCCTGGGAGGCGTTCAAGAGTAACGGCGCCTGGTCGGCCGGCGCGCGCACTCGGCGCGTGAAGCTTAGCCCTGTTGTGCGCACGCTGCTGGATCGTGACGGCGACCGCTGCTTCTACTGCTTCGGCCACACGTCCGACGCCGACCGGTCTGTCGAGCACCTTGTGCCGGTTGCGCACGGCGGCCCGAACCATATCAGCAACCTGGTGCTGGCTCATGGCGCATGCAATCAGCGCGCGGGCCATCTGAGCGCCATGGAGAAGATCCGCATGCGCGAACAAGCCCGAGGTGCCCAATGATCCGCCTCATCACCTTCCTCAAAACCCACGGCCCCACGATCTTCTTCGGGGCCGTTTTTCTGCTCACTACCTGCGTTCTTCGCCCCACTCTCGACAAGTACGAGCAGGAACGGGTGGCGAAGGAAGGCGGGACCAAATACGCGAGTCGGCAATGAAAGCCGAAGACTTCTTCGCCCCAGGCATCCCCGACCAATACCTACGCGCCCAGCGCGGACGAGTAGTAGCAGTCATTCCATCCAAGTCGCCCGAATTTCAGGAGCAAGAATATGAGCATCGCCGTTATGGTCTTAGGACCGTCAGGGAGCGGGAAGTCGTACAGCCTGCGCAACTTCGACCCTTCCCAGGTCACGCTGATCCAACCGATCAAGAAGCCCCTCCCCTTCAAGTCTGCTGACTGGACGCTGCGCACGAAGGAAAACACCAGCGGTGCGCGGTTCGTCACCGACGACAGCATCCTGATCGAAAAGGCCATGCGCAAGACGGATCGGGATGTGTTGATCGTAGATGACTACCAGGCCGTCCTGACCAACGAGCTGATGCGCCGCAGCACTGAAACCGGCTTCCAGAAGTTCGCGGATATCGGCCACGGAGCCTGGAGCATCTTTCAGGCCGCTGGCGACCTGCCGGAACAGAAGCGCGTCTACATCATGGCCCATACCCAGACCGACGACTACGGCAACGTTCGCATGAAGACGGTAGGGAAGATGGTCGACGAAAAGCTAGTCCCCGAGGGCTATTTCACCATCGTCCTGCGGGCCGAGCAGATCAACGGACAGCATGTGTTTGCGACCCAAAGCAACGGGCAAGACTGCTGCAAATCCCCTCCCGGCATGTTTGACGGCATGCACATCCCCAATGACCTCGCAGCCGTCGACGCTGCTATCTGCGAGTTTTACGGTCTTACCCAACCCGCCTGAGAGTATCGAAAATGCGCAACTACGAATTCAGCGAAGAATCCGCCCGCCAAGCTGGCGCCAACAACTTCATTGACGCCACCGGCAAGTACAAGGGGACGTTTACCCAAGCCAAGCAGGTCATCAGTACCAAGGGCACCGAAGGCATCGAATTCAGTTTCGAAGCCGAGGACGGACGTACCGCGAATTACCTTCAGCTCTGGACCTTCGACAAAGACGGTAAGCCGCTGTACGGCAAGAAGGTGCTGGACGCCGTGATGTGCTGCGCCCGCATCAAGACCCTGACTCCCCAAAAGGGAACGATCCAAGGTAAGCATGGCCAGGAAGAAGCGGTCGTATTCCCGGGCCTTCAAGGTCGTCCGATTGGCCTTCTGTTGCAACGCGAGGAATACCAGAAGAACAACGGCGACCTTGGCTACAAGTTCAACATCTACGCGCCCTTCCACGCAGAAACGGAGCTGATGGCGGTCGAACTGCTGGACCGTAAAACCACCCCGGAAATGTTGCCGAAGGTGCTGGATGGCTTGCAGGACAAGCCGCTGCAAACCCGTTCGCGCCCCGCCGCCAGCGCTAGCCACTCGCAAAGCGAGAACCCCGCCGATCCTTGGGACTAAACCATGACGAACGTATCCCTGTACTCGCTGGCCGCTGAGTATCGCGGCCAACTCCAAGCCCTGGAGAACCTGGACTTGGACGAAAAGGCCCTCGCCGACACCTTGGAGAGCCTGGGCGGCGATTTGGAAGTGAAGGCGCAGAACGTCGTTTGCTTCCTGCGCAACCTCGAAACGACCGCAGCGGCGATCAAGGAAGCCGAGGCCGGCATGGCAGCCCGGCGCAAGGCTATTGAGAACCGCGTAGATGGCCTCAAGCGCTACGTGCTGGACTCCATGCAGAACAACGGCATCCAGAAGATCGAATGCCCGCTGTTCTCCATCAGCATCGCCAAGAACCCGGCAGCAGTTGAAGTGTTCGACGAGAAGCAAATCCCCGCTGACTACTTCGTCACGCCGCCAGCCCCGCCGCCCCAGCTTGATAAGAAGCTGGTCGCTCAGGCGCTGAAAGACGGGTTCGATGTGCCGGGAGCCAAGCTGCGCCAAGGCGTTCGCCTGAACATCCGCTAATCCCCTCCCCGCAGCCCTGTACCCCGCCGTCTGTCCGGGGCTGCCCTTCTATTGCCTGGAGATCCAAATGGAATCCAAAGATGCCCC